ATTAATTTATATACTAGATTTGTATAGAGTGCAAGAGATCCCTAGGAATGATTGACGTTTTCAATAATGTCTAAGTTCTAATTAACCAGCGAAAAGGTGAATTTCACCATCTCTAGGATTATTATGAACCTGTGCTTCTTGTTCTCTGATGATTGATCTAATTACTCTTTTGATCTCATCACCTAGAACAGACATTTCTGGTGTTATTTGTCCTTTGTTTTCAAGAAACAACTCGTTCCATCTAGACTCGAGTTTCAGTTTCTTTGCGAACAATACCATGTTGTCCTGAGCCATTTGTAACCTCCTCATAGGTTATGTAAAAATCATTTCCAGTGCTTGTAAACTGGAGATCATTTCTTTCCCATTTTATATCAGATTTTCCTAGAAAGTCAATGATATGAGGATTGAGCTCATTTGCATCATTTATTTCTTTATCGCTTTCGATTTCAAACTTTGTTTGAAGATGTTTTGTAAAAATTTTAACTAAGTATTTATTCATGGTTTTTTCTTTCTATATTTCAAATGAGGCGGGATTGTGTCCCGCCTCAAATTTATTAATTATTATGCACCTGGTGATGCAAAAATACCTCTAAAGTCAGATACACCAAATGAGTATCTTTCTCTAGCTTTGTATCTTACGTTACCAGTATCGAAGTCGCCTTCCATTGCAGTTTTGATAGGTGATCTATCAAACATCTTCATACCGTTAGGCACGTCAGTGATAATGTAGAATGCATCTGGATCAGTTAAGAAATTGTTCACTCTGTAACCTTGAGGAACCATTCCCATAGAAACGATTGCATTGATGTCATTATCAGCAGTACCAACTCTACCTTGAGACTTCATAAGTCTTTCAGCAGTGAACTGAAGTTCAGAAGGGATAATCATTTTAACACCTCTTGCAGCAATTTTAAGACCTCTTTCGTCTGTCATTGCAGCAATATCGATTAATGATTGCTCTAATGAAGTTTCGTTCAAGTCGGCAGGCGTTGCTAATGTGTTTGATACAGTTCCACTAATTGTTGGGTGAGTAGTTGCAAATAATGCAGTACCATCACCTGAAGTGAATGTTCCAAAACCATTAATCAACGGATTAACCGCTTTAACTTGTTTTGTGTTCGCCATAGATCTAGCTAATGCTTTAGTATATCTACTAGCAAGTCTGTCATACAAGTTATCTTCAATCGCTTCTTCAGTGATTGAAAACGCTAAAGCTACAGTCTCGTGAGTGTATCTAGCAGTGTATGTCTCTTGAGCATTGTCAAAAGCTACGCCAGAACCTTCAGACTTAGTCTGTGCTTGAGCAAAACCTGATAACATAACTTCTTCTTCAAACGCTCTGTCTGAAGACTCAGTAGTGTATATTTCAGCATGCTGATTCTCGTAACGTTTATATTCCAGACCGAATAAAGCATTCAAACCTGGCTCTAGTTCTTTAACTAGTTGTCCTCGTGATATCGCCATAATTATTCTCCTTATATTCCGGCTGTTTGTTTCAAGAAATGTTCATTGATCGTAACGACCCAATTTACATTTGCTGCTGTTAGATCATTATTATCAGGATCTTTAGAAACACCGATAACCTTTAATTGGCCATCAGTAGTTGCTAGATCTGAATCATCTAACTCAACTTTTGAAACGTAGTTAGGTGCACTTCCCGCAGTGTACTCGATATTAGCTACATTACCAATATCAGTTTGTGCAGAAGCACCTGTGTTATTTGATTGAACCTCAAATCTTTCATAAGGATCGTCACTTACGAATCCAACAATGTCTGTTGCAGTGTTAGATGCAGCTAAGTGATTAGCCCATGTAGGTTTTGAAGTTGAAGCGTCAGTATAGAATACACCGTTTAGTGAGCCTAATAAAACGTCTCCCGCTGCTGCTACACCAATAGTTCCAGTAGCTAACATTTCTACTGGGTCCCATTGATAAATAGCTGTTGCAGAAGCTGCAATATCATATTCACTTAAACCTTGATTGTCTCTATTCTGTCCGACTTTACCAATTGCTTTCAAACCGAAAGCGGCGTCTTGATTTGCCATAGTATTTGTCCTCCTTAGACATGGTTAGTTTAAGTGTACTCTGTTGGCTTAGAAATTCTTTAATTAGGATTTCTTAGTACCACCAAAAGTTACACGCGTTTGCCTATCAATATTGATCGGCATACTTGGGTGCTGTTCCTTCATTAAATCGTTGTCTACTGCCTCAACGTTGTCCTGAGCTTGTTGTGTATAATAGTCAGTACGTTGTTTTGCGATTTCTTCCGGTACCCTTGCCAGCACAAGGCCACCAACTCCGATCACTCCCTTGTATTTTCCGTCTTCCACAATTGGATAGTCCGAGTCTGGATATTCGTCAGATCTAACTAATTCATATCCTGATCTAATTCTTCCAGCGACGTTTTTAGTGTCTTGGAATCCCATAGATTCAACTCTGATCCATCTGTGTGTAAAACCTGTTGGAGCAGGGGGTGCATCTAAAGATGATGGTGGAGTCCAAACTTTTTTCTTTTCAGAAACTTTTTCTCTAGTTTGACTCGCACGCGAGGTTCGTTTGTCATTATTATTTTCCATATGCTATACCTCCTTCGTGATTTTTAATTGTTTCGCATATTCTTCAAGTGGCACACCTAATTTTTTTGCTATTGCGACTTGAGACGGTGTGAGTCTCACGGTTTTGCGACCAGTATTTGTACTTCGCTTCGCACTAGCTACTGTTTGTACGGGTTTGGTCGATCCTTCCCCTAAATTAGATCTATTTGTATCAAATTTGTGGGGGAATTCAAGTCTTATTCTCTTATCTATTTCAGAATAATACTCATCAGATTGTGGGTCATAACCTTCTTGTTCTGTCAACTTTTTATGTAGATCAAAAGCAGTATAAGTCATAGCCGTATCTTGTCCAAACCATGTATTTTTAGATGCCCATGATTCAGCCTTTGGATCCGGTGTAGGTTCTACTGTTTGCTGTCTATTTAAGTTGATTTCAGGTTTAACTTCTTTAGCTTTATTAGCATTAAACTCTTCTTGAGCCACTTTAGTCTCTTCAAGTTTTGCTTTTTTATAACCTAGCTCAGAAATAGCAGTTAAAGCTTCTGACTCGGCTGCTAGATCATTTGCTTCTCTAGCTGCTGCAAGTTTAGCCTGTGCTGCTTGGATTCCTGATGTAATACTGTCTTCTGTAGACTTCAGGTATCCTGGTTCAAGCTTCGAGATTTTCTTTTCAGCCGCTTCTTTTAATTTAATCTGCGCTCTTGCAAATTCAGCAGCGTCATCAGCTTGTCTCTGTGCTTCTCTCCATTTATGAGTTAGTTTAGCTATTCTTCTTTGTACAGATTCACTGTACTGTTCTAATTCTTTTTCTTTCTCTTCCTTAGCAGGTTCTTCTTTCTTTTCTTCTGTTGCTTCAACTTTTGTTTCAGTTGTTTCTTCTGTTGATGTTTCTACTTCTGGTGTTTCAGTTTCTTTAGATTCATTTTCTAATTCTATATCAACTGATGGACCAGATGTATCAATATCGACTGTTTTGTTTTCTTCTACGTCAGGCATAGTTTCTCCTATGATTAATATTGATGAAGTATATCTTCGGGATTATCGATGGTTGCTAAAACTTCATCGTCATTTAGCAATCTTACTTCCCCACCATCTATCTGGATTCTTGATCCAGCATATCTTGCAAAAATTATCCAATCACCTTTTTTACACCAGGCTCCTTCAGGAAATTTTTCTTTGTCATAACAATGTGGCCCCATCTCAAGTACAAGTCCACATGTTGAACCAACCTGTTGTCTCTCTAAAGTTTCTTGTCCAAGTAACAATCCACCTTTAGTTTTTTCAGGCATCTTAAATGGCAGAACTAATATTCTCCATCCAGTTGGTCTAGGTAATTTATTTGATTCTTTTTTCTTCAGACGTTCATAACCATCTGATTCTTTTTTTGCGTCTGCTTCGTATTTGTCTAATAACGCAGACTTAGTCTTTGGGTCCGAATTGGACGACGTTTTCTGGTTGTTCTCTTTCAGTATCATTTTTTTGCTCCTTTGGGTTTAGCAGGTTAGAGATTTCCTGTGATATTCTTAAATAGGCATGTGCCTGTCCCATCATATACTTGTATTTTTCCATATTGTCAATACCACCACCGATCATATTATCACCGATTGATTGATAGGATTCTTTAAGATGTTTTTGTATTTTATTTAATATAGTTAGTTCTTCATTTAACATTTGCTATTTTACCTTTGTTATTGCCTTTCTTGATTACATATTTCTGTGTGCCGTTTGCACCTGTCTCTACTTCTTTACGAAGATCTTTAAATAAGCTTTTTTGCTTACTTTGTTTTTCTTTTTCTTGAAGAAAAGAT